CTATGTTAAGAAGCTTTCTATCATCCAGCCCGGGTTACAAAACCCCTCGCTGGGAAAGTCCGTCATGGACCTTTCAACCACACACTGTGGTATTAAGGTTGGTGACGGGCTCCGGGGCACTGCCCACGTGAGAGTAGTTAACTCACGTAGTGTTAGTGTACCCCAAGATACAAAACCTCGCGGGTGTTTAGCGAAACACACGAGGTCAGTTTCTACAGATATAGTTGGAGATAAATTTTCTCCTGCCGTTGCGGAATCAAAAATTGATTCTGAACCGCTGTCTTCTGAAACTGTCTCAGCCACGTCCGGAGCTGTTGCCGGACCACGGTTGGATGCGCTAGATCCTAAAATAAATTGGATAAGCGCTTCCAGGTTTTCCCGTGAAAAAAGTCTCTTTCATATATGTTTAAGACGCATATACCGAGTTTGGAAAATCCTCGGCTTCGCGACCGACGTCGAATATGATTTGGAACGAAGTTTGCGCCATGTTCTTGCTGTCCATGCAACTAATAAAAATTATGGCCCTATGGCCTGGGCAAAATCAATGAAATTCATTTTGATCAGTTTTTATCGATACTGGTCTGGTTTGCCATATGAACATGATAAATCGTTTGGTGAGCATCTTCAACTCCCTGGTGTCTTGTTGACAGGTAGAGGTGAAAGATTTGTTAAAAGTTTGAGTGTACGCGACCGTGTTAAGTTTGAAATTTTAATTAACACGATGTTGATCAGTGTCAAGGGTTCGTTACCCCGGCCTGATAAGGAATGTTTGGTAGAAGCAAAGGATGAATGGGCGGATAAAATGTTCCGCCTTGGTGTTAAAGCTTCTCCTGATGAGGAACTCCGATTTCGTGTGCGACAAAAAGTGCATGAATTAATAGGGAATTCGAAATGTCGTTTAGAAGATATTTATCTGAACCCTCGGGTTCCTTCGACATCTTCGAATTATATTAATAATCGAAGTCAAGCAGGTTGTGTTGGTACCATCCTTGATGATCCTGATTTTGATAAATTTTCAATGTCCTGGAACGATGTCTATTTAGGAAAGACTTTTCGTTGGACCAGTGATAAGGATCATGAGAATGATTATATCCCGGTTTGGGATGATGACACACCCGTTTGGGATCATCTTGTTGACAAGGGTGCTATACAGCGAAATTACAATGCATTTCTTTTGCATGCTCTTAATCGGGCTTGGGACGAGCGTCCCTACGTTAAAGCTGTGGCTCTTTCTGAAGCACTTAAAGTTCGTATGATTACGAAGTGCCCCCCTTGGCTTATGTTTGTTATGAACGCATTTATTGATCCGTTACGGAAACATTTACGTAAAATGCCAACCTTTGAGTTGACTGGTACTCCTCAAGAGGAGTCTATTATGGATCGTATGTTTGTTGATCCTAATCGTACTTTCGCTTCCGTGGATTATGTCGCATCAACCGATAACCTTCATTCTTGGGTTTCGGAATGTATTGCAGACGAGCTTTGTGAAACTTTCTTTTCCGAAGTTGTTCGATCTGATCCACGATGGATCACTTTGTTTAAGCGTTCTCTCACTGGTTTTATTTATAGTGAGAACATTCCTCTTCCTTCTAATTTCGGTCTTGTTCCCGAGGAAGATTTTTATGATGTGCGGTTTAATCCTGCACTTTTGCGTACACGCAATGTCGAATACACACAAAAACAGGGTCAATTGATGGGAAGTGTTTCTTCGTTCCCTGTTTTGTGTTTGGCCAATTATGCCATTTGTTCTATGGCTATGGAATCAAATCCTCCATTTTGGAATGGTCTTTTGATCAATGGAGATGATGCTGTCTTCGAAATCACTGAAAGTGGTTTCATGGAATGGCAGCGTCTCGGCAATCTTGTTGGGCTATCGGCTAGTCCTGGAAAGACGGAGTTTCGCTCTCAACGTATTCAAATGAATAGTAGAGTGTTTCTTCCTCTTCAGGATAGTTTTTTAGCTAATCAGGATTTGACGCGGTGTCGAGAATCGTATGTCTCTATACGAGACGATGTTAATAATCTCTATTACGATTATGATACGGCTATCAAATTTGATAAATCGCCGATACGTCGATGGTGGAAGGTTCCACTTATTTTGGCCGGTGTTGCTCAGGGTTTGAACCGTTCTACGGCAAATCCTGGTTCGTCGCACGATAAAGAGAAGTATCACAGTTATAGTGTTTCTAAAGAAATAAGTGACTGTCATCTTGATTCTTTCGATTTTAACGGATCAAAAACTTCTTTTGAATTTGAATTGGACAATTGTCCACGTGATATCCGAGATAGAGCTGTTGAATATTTTTCTTCTATATTTAAATCTAATGTTTTTAAAAAGATTGATCAATTAGAAGAACATAAATCAAATGTTGTGCTTTGTAGAACTATTTCCTATAATCTTCCACGAAAATATGGAGGTTTAGGACTAGACGGTGCAATTTCTGACCGTGATAGACTACGAGCTACTTATCTTCATCAAAATAATATTAAATTGAAGAGTTCTCAAGAACAAGATTGGTTTTTTCACAATTGTGTTGTGGATATGCTGCGCAAGTCTGCGCCAGCTAATCGTGCTTCGATGTGTGATTCGACATTAGGCCCTTTGTATTGGGCCGCCTTCGTGATTGAAAGAGAAAAAAATCTCTCGCGCTACTTGAAGGCTTCTCCTCCAGATAAGAAACAGATCGAATTCGATCGTCAGAATCTTAAGCGTATGCAAACTATTGCTTTCGATCTTAGTTATTATGATCGCTGCGCTAAGAAAGCGAAAACCTATCTGAAGGATGTTTTGTTAACAGATGCTCAAATTCGACAAAATAATTCTCTCTCCTTTGAAATATGCTATCTTGGAGAGCAGTATGAGACTGGCTGTGGAGATTTCACTCTAAGCTAAATTTTCATGTATTTTCGGTTAGGGTTCCCGTGCAAGCGTGCATGGGTTAAGGATGATCTGTTCTCGAATAGGTCTGGTATTCCAGGTGAAGTATACAGTCTGGTTCTGGGGGTATATCCCCCCTTGGTCCTAGTGATAGGAATGAACCGGAGTTGTTTACGTAACCTCTCTTTAGTGAGCAGGATGCCTTTGAACTTTTATGTTCTCCCCCTCCCGGAAATGAG